TTCATGATCTCATCGAAGGGTGGTGTTTTTTTCTATATTATTCGTTGAAGTGCATTTGACCGTTTTCATCAACATACACAGCTGCTTTATTAAGCATTTCTCCGTTTTCGTTAAAGTAGTAATGTTTCCCATCAATCGTTCTAACTTCTTTAGAAATCATTCTGCCATCATTACCTACTTCACAATAATACCACTTATCGAAATATTTAATCCAACCTGTTTGCATTTCGCCAAGATTGTTAAAGTAATACCATTTTCCGTTTATTTGTTGCCAACTTACAGCCATGTATCCTCCTGGCTTTAACCAATACCATAGGCCTTGTTCATCTTGATACCAAGTATTTTCAAGAGCGTATCCATTGCTATCAAATCTGAAGTAACTTCCGTTAATCTTCTCCCATTTATCCTTAGGATAAGAACCGTCGGCATTTCTATACCACCACCCTTTTTCATCTTCAACCCAACCGCTAGTACGTTGAACTGTTTCGGAGTCAGTAGCATAGTTTGGACGAATATATCCAACCATACCAGTATATGAACGTGTACGATAACGAGCTGGCCCACCTACTTCTAAGTAGTCCCAATTTCCGTCAACGTTTTGCTCAATCGTTTTGAGTGTAATTCCATCCGAATCTTCAATAACAAGGCCAGTATGTCCGTAAGGTGAACCCGCAACGGACATTACGAATATATCTCCAGCTTTTGCGACTACTCCGGGTGCTTCGTAAACGACCTCAATCCCTTGTGCTTTAGCAGAATCAAGTAAATCAATCGCATTCCCATTAACTACTATTCCAGTAGCCTCATATATTACCTTTGCGACTAAATCCCAACATTGCCATCCGTACCAACCATCAAAATTAACACCAATATTATTATCGGCTAGATTTCTTGAAAAATTGATTGCTTGTTTTAATGTGAACATATTTACCTCCTAAAATAAAAGAGGACTCGCAATGAGCCCTCTATGATCCGTAATCTTAACCTTCAATTTTCTTTAATTCGTTGAATCCATTCACGACAGATTCAATCAATACTTTCTTGGATTCGTCATCTAAGTTGATTCCAGCTTTTTCTAATTCCTTTGTCAAATTATCGAAAGCTGTTTTAAATTTGTCTTGACTTGCATCGTGAACATCTTTGAAGATTTGTTCCACTGCATTAACGACAGTATTAGTGATAGATTTAGCTAGTTCATAGTTCTTAGTATCCGTTTTTGCTTTTAATTCGCTTGCTTTGGTTTGGATGAATCCTTTCAATCCAGTAAATGCTAAACCAACTAATACTACTAATACGCTCACGATTCCGTTAATAATTGTTGCTTGTAATTGTTCCATAATTATTCAACCTCTTCCTTATTTGTAATTTTTTTAAATTTATTTTCTTGTTGTTTCCGCATCGTTTTTAGATACGGTTTGATTGTTTCTGGGAAAGGCAAACCTAGCGCTTCCCAATTTTCAGCTAATGACACCGCATAGCTGAAAATAAAAAATAGGCATGTCGTAATGCCTATTTCTCGATGTCCTAAAGCTCTAGCGTATACGGCAGTTACGATTACAACTGCACAAACTAGAGCGTGCCTTAGCAGTCCATTCGTACTAGTCTTGCTATCAAATCGTTTTAATTTAAAAGCCTTGATGTATCCAGAGATGACATCAAAGCAAATCAACCAAAACAAGATTTGAATGTATGGGCTACGCATTAATCCTTGTAAATGCATTGTTAATACATTAAATTCTACATCTAAATTGATCATCTACTACAACTCCATAACCTCGACGACAGTTTTATATTTTTTGATTTCTTCACGCTTGTTAGAATTTTCTTGCTCTAAACGTTGAATTTCATCATTTAAACTCTGAGCTTTTTGTTCTAACTGAGCTTTCTCCTCTCCGAGTTTATTAATCTCGTCTTGTTTAATTTTAACTTTTGATTCTAATGTTGCGATTTTTGTTTTAATTGTTTCTAATTCCATCGTTATATGCCTCCTAAATTTTAAATGTTATATTATCCAAATTTAACCATTTTGAATCAACATTGCTTTTTACCACTACGTTTCCTGAAGGGTAAATTGCGAGAATGGCGAGTCCGTAACTATTATTTAAACCAGTCTTGAATATTCCAACTCTAGGGCGATATCCTTCTGGTAGATTGAATATAACTGATTCGGCGTTTGTGTTGCCGCCATTACATGTACCACGAATAAATACCATCCCATCACTAGTCTTAGAATACTGAACGTTGCCGTATGCAGAATTATGTTTCCACCCTTCTGTTAAATTAGCTGTCTTCCAAGAAGTTTCTAATTCACTCGTAGAAAGTATAGCCCAATTCCTCCAGCTTCCGGATTCGCATCTTCTCATATAAATAGAATCTTGATTGAAAGGGATATATATTTGGACACAGAAATTATTATCTGCACTGTGTGTAGTCACATTCACATAGCCATAATTATTTGTTCCTACTGGATTATGCTGCACTCCATAAGCATGATAACCTCCTGCAGTTTTTAAATTGTTGAGATCGCCATTATATTTTAATGACTTGCCATCCCTAGAAGTCATTGCGAATTCCTGGATTGGCTTTCCTCTTGACATTAGACCATCTTCAACATTTAAGCTGCTATGGAATGAGACTGGAAGGAATGACTCGAAGTGCCCCTCTAACTCTGGGAATCCTCCCACTGCTGCACGATTATCTCCCCATGCCCACAGAACTCTTGATGAGCGCACGAGCAACACAGAATCTACTAAATCGCTCAGTTTATCCTGGATAACTAATCTCACATTATATGCCTTAGAAATATCATAGAACGCTCCACAGTCAATTTGACGATTAATACGTTCTGTACTCTCATTCGTAAGATTTACGGCATCAATCCATCTATTAGACTTCTTAGCTGAATACTGGATTTTAAGAGTATAAGGATTCCTATTAATTCCATCAATCACTAATGGACTTACATTAGCAACAATAGTCGCAATGATAGTCTTGTTAGTTCCGTTACCTGTTCGATTGGCCAAAAATCCAATAATCTTAGGCGCGTAGTAATCCCATACTTTGATAGTCTTCGATTTAGTGGCTGTTCTGCCGCGTGAATCAGTAACCTTTGCAGTAACTTCTAAATTACCAGCTTTATTTGCAGGAAAATCACCAGTTGCTGCTCTCACAACTAAATTATCTACTGTTAATTCAGTGGATACGATAGTTGAGCCATGAGAGCCTGCTGCATTGCTTGCTTCAACTCTCATTACTGATTTATCTTTTACAAAATTACCAACAGGAATGAATTCTGCTAATTGTGCCGTTCTTTCAGTAATCGTGACATCTTCAAGTGTAGGCACGATAGAAGCAGGAACTTTAATGCCAATTCCTCTCTGATATACATCGTTTCCAATCTGGTCATTGCCTCTGAATGTACGTACACACACATCCAGCAGTCCAGTATCGCTGTTGGTGATACGTGCTGCATAATCTATTGGAACTGTGAGTTGCACGCTTGTATCGTGTCCAGTTCCTAAATCAATCCAACCGCTATCGTTAACTTGCCACCAGACTTGATGCCTAAACTCATCAACTTTTTTATTGATTGTTATAGTTACTGGCTGTCCTAATTCTGTAGCAGTTACTGAGCCTATAGCGCTTGCGCGCGGGATGTTCGTTAGTTCAAGCGTTCCACTAAACCAGTTAATGTCACCTTGATCAGCAACATTCAGAATTCTTGCCCAGAATGTGATTGTTTTGCTTCCGTCATCGTTGTGAGGAATTGTAATCGTTCCGCTGCCTAGAAGCACTCTGTTTGTGTTTCTCAAATCGAAGCTTACATACTTATTAACTACTGTCTGGCCGTTAATAGTAGCTTCTGCCCACGTCTCATTGTTTAAGTCATAAACCCAAGTACTACCTCTCTCTAACCACAGATTATATTTAACTGGTGAGTCGTTGTTCTCGATGCTGTAACCAGTCTCAGTAACTTCCATAGCAAGCTTTGCATATCCGCTACTAGTAAACTTCTCAATCCTAACCATTTACAGCACCTCCTACGTACGAAATTACAGTGAACTCATTGTTGTATCGCTCAAATATATGATTGGCAATAGTAACAGAATTCCAAAATGTGGCACTTACAATATTTAATTGTTGGCCTGAGATATAAGCTACTACACGTCCAGAATCAATAAATTCCATACGTTCATTATTGATTCGTATTTGTAATTTTTCACCATTCTTCCCAATCAACATACCGTCTTCAGAAATACTAAAATAAGTTGCAAGTGCATTAAGGATAACTTGAGATTGTTCTATATTTAACTCAACCGCTTTAGTTCTCTGTCCAAGTCCCTTAATCTCTTCCGCAGTCTCTTGAATTCTCTTATAAGACTCTTCCAAGTTACTAAATTTCCCAGTTAAATCTCTGAATGTGTCTTCTGTTACTTGAGATTTATTGATAATCTCCATGACCTTAGCGTATTGGTTAGCGTGTTCCCTATTACGATCTTCAAATTCTTTTTGAAGTCTTTCCAGCTCTTTGTCGTCTTTGTTTAAAACAGGCTTCCATTCGCCATTTGTATAAATTTTTGGAACATCCTTTCCAGGAATGCTCGTATCAGTCCATAAATCTCCAGGACTAGGATTGGCTGGAGGAGTTGGCCCTAGTGACTTGTTAACAATAAAGTCTTTGATAACAATAGAGCTGCTTGCAACAACTTGATTTCCTTCGATGGCTTCACAGATAAATGTAGCTTCTCTATCAACATCGCTGACAGTAACTTGTAATTCATTGCTGCCGCTTGTATGTTGCTGATTCCATAACGTATCGTCTGTCCCATACTTACTCACGCGTTTCCAACGATATAAAAAACGGTTATTCATTGGAATATCCATTTTGCTTACATTAGCAATTAATTTAGTTGCTATATTGCTATTCTGGAATATTACACCATCCGTGGATTGAATTGTCATCACAAATGGCACTTCTGTAAAGTCAAACAGTCGTTCTTTAACCAGTGTACTTAATCTTTGTACTTTCTCAGAAATTGTATCTGGATTTTCAACGACATTTGTGATGGTTACTTTCCCCACATTAGGCTGAGATAGCTGCTTTTTCAATTTAGAAATTCGAGCTTCAATCTGAATAGCTGGTTGATAGTCATTATCCACAATAGAGGCACTATCACCAATGGATGTCCCTTCAGGGAGTAGAGTGATATCTACTTCATAAGTAGCCTCTGGATAAGCTCTTTTCTTGAGTTGTAGCATCGTCTCTTTAAAGAGTGCTTCTTGAGTCTTAGCTTCACTCTGATAAGTATCTACGATATAACCACCATCGCGCTCAACGTTATCATGACGGCTCCAGCGTTTACCCTCTAGAATGTCATGAAGAGTATCTCCGCCAACCCAATAACGGCCATCATTATATTTATATCCTTGCAACGTTAATCCGTCCGCTCCGTGCGCTCTTAAAGCAGTAGCAAGATGTTCAATACTTTCTTTTTTAGTAATCTTGCTCACGTTGATTCCATATTCTAGACGAATCTTCTTGTCCTCTCCAATTCGTTTATGAAAGTTAACTAGTTTACGATGTACTTTGCCATGAACGAATTCATAGCTGAAGCTCAGCTCTACATCAAATGCTTTAGCAATCCTTCTCATGCGTTTAACCGCAGTCTCGAAACTCTCAACCTTAATGCTGCGCTTGCTGCTATCTGGAACATCATTCAATCCGATTTCCCATCCAGAATCTAAGGAAGCAGCAGCAAAGTACTCTTTTAGAGTTCTAGAAGTGCCATCTAGTGGCCACACTGATTCTCCAAGCAAATCAAGTCCACCGTCTTCGCAGTAAAATGTTTTGCTGTCGTTATCTTGCTCAATTGATACAATCTCGAAGCCTCGTGTCTGATTTCCATCCATAACGAATACATAGCAGCCATTGATGATTTTCTCAATCTCTGGATTGCCGTCCTTATCGACTGTAAACTCATAGGTTCCAACTCCAGTATCTAGATCTTGCTCAAACCAATCATCATAAGCAATCAAACCGCCCACACACCACAATACAGCCAGCAGTTAAAAAAAAGTCTAAAGGGGCAGAGTGTTTCGTATCGTCTATTTGTAATTGTTATCATATCCAACGCTCCTTAAATGTAGCATCTACGACTGGAATCTTATTTTCATCGCCAATAATGGCGATTTCTGTAATTCCAGGTTGGATAGAGAACACTTGGCTTGCTGCATTGATGTACTTACGTTCACTGTTGATGGTAAGCTTATTTTCAGCGCTATCAAACACAACTAAGTCATTAGTGTTAATGACTGCTTCTCCATTCTCATAACCGTACTGCACTACCTTTCCACTTGGGTGGGCGAAAGATATCATTTTATAAGCCTTTTCTGCAGTGAATTTGTAAATAGGATATACAGGAGCTGTTCCCTCATTGTTGAAGATTAGCTTGTTCGATTCTCTTCTTGCAGCCTTTTCAGTTTTCGAGATTGCAAAAGGATTGAAGCAGTGAATTTCAAATGAGCCTTCTGAATATCTGAATGTAATCAGATTGTAGTCAGTAGTTCCAGCCACGATGCCCTCATAATAAACCTCTGGCTGATAACCAAACTCAAAGCGACTCAATCCAGGCACTAGCAGCGCACGTTGAAGAGCAATCTTGCTCTTCTCAATGCGATCACCTAAAAGAGTGAATTTGACTTTAATCACTCTTTTTCCGAATCGTCTACGAATAAAACGCTCACCATCAGCAAGAACATACTTATTAGAAGTGGTGCTAATGCTTGGACTGAATCCAAAATCAATATTATTAATTATTAATAAATCGCCAAGCTCTTGGCCATTAACTTTGAAGCTAAACATTAGCGCTCACCTCTCTTTCTATTCTCTCTTCTATTGTTTTTTGCTTGCTCGTCTGTTACATAAGGTGTAATTTGTTTTCCTACTTTCTTACCATCTAACTCTACAGTAGTGTGGAGTTCTACTACTTTGATATCTGTCTCTGCATCGTCTTTGACTTTTTCTGGCTTCCATGCGCTCATTTGAGCAGCTTGTTGCTTAGATAACTGAATTCCACCAGATACAGCCACACTGCTGCCGATTTCAACATCATTGAACACTTGATTATCAAGATACTTGTCTACTACATCGTTAATACCTTCTGCGATAGCTTGAACAGTAGTCTTAACACCTCGGAATCCGAGCTGTAAACCTTCTTGTAAGCTGTCCATGATTGCATTTCCGTGTGGGATTAATAATCGTCTGTCATAGCTGATTGGGCCTTTGTGTTCAGCAATCCAGTTAGCAATGCCCCCAACAAAGTTCTTAACACCCTCGAACGCTGATTTTATACCATTTAAAAATCCGTTGATGATAGCACTACCTGCTGACCACAAATCAATATGGCTCAAGTTTGAAACAATCTCGCCACCCATATTCACTATCTTGCCAAGTACTTCTGGAATCATTTGGGCTATACCTTTGATTAAACTAGATATAATTTGAACTCCGGCGTTTAAAATCTGAGGCAAGTTATTCCAGATTGTAGTAACTAGATTAGTAATCATATTGATTCCTGTGTTCACTATGTCTGGAATTCTCTGGATAATTCCACTGATTAAGTTACGAATAACTTCAAATCCAGAATTAATAAATTGAGGCGCGTTGCTGTAGATTGTTTGCAGAAGCGATGAAATTAGATTAATTCCAGCTTGTAATATGCCTGGAGCTGCTTGAACCAATCCATCAATTAATTTGAACACAAAATCTATACCAGCTTGGAAGATTGAAGGCCAGTTCTGCATAAACGACTCAACAAGTCCATTAACGATATCACTTGTAATGTTAAGCAACTCTGGGATTGCTGCAAGAGCACTGTTGTAAATTCCCATGATCATATCTTGCCCCATTTGTAGCAAGCCTGGCACTGAGTCCATTATTGAACCCAAGTTCTCTCCTATAGCTTCTTTGGCCAAGTCAAAAGCTGATTTTAGAATGTCTGGTACACCTTTAACGATATTCCAGAGCATTGGCAAGAAGTTGTCTACAAGGAATGTCTTCGCAGTATCTACTAATGCTCTTAGAGATGGCCCTACATCCTCTCCAAGTGCCAAATTGCCGAGCAAGTTATGTGCTGCAGCCTTCATCGCGTTAAATGAACCAGTGAAAGTAGTGGATGCTTCTTTTGCCGTGGTTCCAGTGATATCTAGATTTTCTTGTATAGCATGAATAGCTTGATACACATCATTCAGATTGTTGATGTCGTATTTAGTTCCAGTGAGCTTCTCTGCGTCTTTTAATAAGCGCTGCATTTCTTCTTTTGTGCCACCGTAACCCAGTTTTAAGTTGTCCAACATGGTATAGTTCTGTTTAGCAAATCCTTGATAAGCCGTCTGGATGCTTTCCATTGAAGTCCCCATCTTGTTTGAGTTGTCGGCCATGTCAATCATTGCCATGTTGGCCACCTCTGCAGCTTTCGCAGTATCTCCACCTAATGATTGAAGCAAACTTGCACTAAATCCTGTAACATTTTCCATATATGCGTTAGCAGATAATCCAGTACTTCTGTATGCTTCTTTTGCGTATCCTTTAACGATATCCGCACTACCTTTAAATAGCGTTTCGATACCACCTAAAGACTGTTGCAAGGCAGCTCCTTCATTTAGTGCAGCAGATATACCACTCTTAATAGCCGCACCAATTCCAAGTGCTGCAGCGGCTTTCAAGGCTACACCTTTAAACCCACTCATGAAACTTGTTCCTGCTTGCTCTCCAGAGCTGGATACTTCTGCACCCATGGCTTTCTGAATCATTCCCTTAATTCCTTGTGCTGATGGAACAATCTGAACATAAGCAGCTCCTAATTCTGTCGCCATTAGTCATCCTCCTTTCTTAACAATTTCTCTCTTTCTTTTAAAAAGTCCTCGCTTGATTCAAATCCAATTAAGTCACTTGTTTTCGCTTTTTCTTGAGAGCCTATCAATGTAGCAACCATTGACTTAGGATAGTTGCGACCGTTCATGCCATCTTTTGTTTGCTGCCATATCAACACGTTTAACTTGTCTTGTATTCCAGCGAGCAGCATAGTCTCAAACGGAACTTCGATATCATTCATCTTCATTTTGATTCGGGAGTTTTCTCTCAGACCAAAAGAACAAACACACGATGGCGCGGTTCGCGTCCAAGAACCAAAGAGAAAAAGACGGAATTAAACAAACGATGTGCTTAAACGCACGGTCATTGTTGGGGCATTTTTATCCATCCACCACAATGAATAGAAAGGTATTTCGTGCATCAAGATGCACGCTACGAGAATCAAAACGTGATTGAACCAACGTCGCGTGCAACGTGCTGCACGAACAAGGCGAAATTACCCAGACCGTAGCGTGCAACGTGCTGCATGAACAAGGCAAAATTACCCAGACAATGTGCGCAAAAGTGCGGTAGAAAAATAAAACGTTTTTAGCCTTTTGCCAAAATCCCTTTCAGGAATCGCGCGGTATGCGAACCTTCTACGTTAGCGACCTGCTCCGGCGTACCGGTGGCGATAATTTGTCCGCCGCCGCTACCGCCTTCCGGGCCGAGATCCACAATCCAGTCAGCGGTTTTAATCACGTCTAAATTGTGCTCAATGACCACGATGGTATTACCCTGATCGCGCAAGCGGTGCAACACGGAAAGCAGTTGTTTGATGTCGGCAAAGTGTAGCCCGGTAGTTGGTTCATCCAGAATATACAAGGTTTTTCCCGTATCCCGTTTGGAGAGTTCTGTTGCCAATTTCACCCGTTGCGCTTCACCACCGGAGAGGGTAGTGGAAGATTGGCCCAAGCGGATGTAAGACAAGCCTACGTCCATCAGCGTTTGCAGTTTGCGTGCAATCATCGGAACTGCATCGAAAAATTCCCGCGCCTCTTCCACGGTCATATCCAACACTTGATGAATGGTTTTGCCTTTGTAGCGAATTTCCAAGGTTTCGCGGTTGTAGCGTTTGCCCTTACATTGGTCGCATGGCACGTACACATCCGGCAGGAAGTGCATTTCCACTTTGATTACACCGTCACCCTGACAGGCTTCGCAACGTCCACCGCGTACGTTAAAACTGAAACGTCCCGGATTGTAGCCGCGTGCTCGGGCTTCCGGCCCCCCGGCGACCCGGTCACGAATCGGGGTAAACACGCCGGTGTAGGTTGCAGGGTTAGAGCGCGGTGTACGTCCAATTGGGCTTTGGTCAATATCGATGACTTTGTCGAAAAATGCCAAACCTTCGATAGATTTATATGGCGCAGCTTCGGCATTTTCCGCTCGGTTTAACGCGTTTTGAGCAATCGGGAACAAGGTGTCGTTTATCAACGTGGATTTGCCTGAACCGGACACGCCGGTGATACAGGTGAACAAACCCACCGGAATCTCTAAGTTGACGTTTTTCAGGTTATTGCCTGATGCGCCGAATAGCTTGAGTGTTTTTTTCTTATCAAGTGCGGTACGTTTTTTCGGTATTTCGATTTTTTCTGTGCCGGATAAGAATTTACCTGTAAGCGAGTTTGGGTTTTGCATGATTTGTTGCGCTGTACCTTCGGCAATGACATTACCACCATGCACACCTGCGCCTGGGCCAATATCGATAATGTGGTCAGCGCTTAAAATCGCATCTTCATCGTGTTCCACCACAATCACAGTGTTGCCGAGATTTCGTAAGTGAATCAAGGTGTTGAGCAAGCGTTCGTTATCCCGTTGATGTAACCCGATAGACGGCTCATCCAACACATACATCACACCGACCAAGCCTGCGCCGATTTGGCTGGCAAGACGAATGCGTTGTGCTTCACCACCTGAAAGGGTTTCGGCGGAGCGGGAAAGGGAAAGATAATTCAAGCCTACATTCACCAAAAATTGTAACCGCTCTTTGATCTCTTTCAGAATCTTCTCGGCGATTTGCGCTTTTTGTCCGCTCAGTTGTAGCTCTCCAAAAAAGCTCAAGGCTTCCCCGATGCTTTTCTCTGATACATCAGGCAGATTGGTTTGCTCAATATAAACGTTACGTGCCTCTGGACGCAGACGCGAACCGCCACAATCGGCACAAGGGCGATTGCTGATGTGTTTGGCAAGTTCTTCGCGCACTGACATAGATTCCGTTTCTTTATAACGGCGCGCCATGTTGTTCAAAATACCTTCGAATACGTGGTGACGCAACACGACATCGCCGCGATCGTTCATGTATTGGAATTCAATTTCTTCCTTGCCGGAACCGTGCAAAATAATCTGTTGGATTTTTTTCGGCAGTTCCTCAAAAGGCGTTTCAATATCGAAATGGTAGTGTTTCGCTAGGGACGTGAGCATTTGGTAATAATAGAAATTGCGACGATCCCAGCCTTTAATGGCGCCATTGGCAAGGGAAATGCTTGGATTTTGCACCACGCGTTTTTCATCAAAATATTGTTGTACGCCCAAACCGTCACAAGTCGGACACGCACCGGCGGGGGTATTAAAGGAGAAGAGAAGAGGGTCCAGTTCCGGTGCGGAGTAGCCACAGTGCGGACAGGCAAAGTTAGCAGAGAACACCAGTTCTTCCGCCTTCGGATCGTCCATATACGCGACGACCGCCGTGCCACCGGAAAGCTCGAGCGTGGTTTCAAAGGATTCCGCCAATCTTGTGGCTAAATCCGACCGCACTTTAAAGCGATCAACCACTACTTCGATGGTATGTTTTTTCTGTAATTCCAGTTTTGGCGGATCAGACAAATCGCAAATCTCACCATCAATACGGGCACGAATGTAGCCTTGCGCAGCAATTTGTTGTAATAATTTAACGTGCTCACCTTTGCGCTCTTTTACCACCGGCGCCAACAACATCATTTTGCTTTCTTCAGGAAGGGAAAGCACTTTATCCACCATTTGGCTGATCGTTTGCGCCGTGAGCGGTACATTGTGATGAGGACAGCGGGGCTCGCCCACACGGGCAAACAACAAACGCAGGTAATCGTGAATTTCGGTAATGGTACCCACTGTTGAACGGGGGTTGTGCGAGGTGGATTTTTGCTCAATAGAAATTGCCGGTGAAAGCCCTTCAATATGGTCCACATCGGGTTTTTCCATTAATGATAAAAATTGACGCGCATAGGCGGACAAGGATTCCACATAACGGCGTTGCCCTTCGGCATACAGCGTGTCAAAAGCCAAAGAAGATTTGCCTGAACCGGATAAGCCGGTAATGACGATTAATTTATCACGGGGAATGGTTAAGTTAATATTTTTCAGATTGTGGGTTCTTGCACCACGAATATCGATGGTATCCATAATAGATTTTATAAATGAAAGAAGTGTAAATTTGCGACAATTATCGCATATTCCTAAATAACTGTGCAAATATCCAGTTAATTTTGTTGAAGGCGTGGATTTATTCCAAATTTTCAGGCAGAATAGAGCAAATTTTTTTACAGCAAAATTGAATAAAGAAGAGGATATTATGGCAGGAGTAAATAAAGTCATTATTGTTGGTAATTTAGGTAACGATCCTGAAATTCGCACCATGCCGAATGGCGAAGCGGTTGCCAACATTACCGTTGCCACCAGTGAAAGCTGGAATGATAAAAACACCGGTGAACGTCGTGAAGTGACCGAATGGCACCGCATTGTGTTCTATCGCCGTCAAGCAGAAGTGGCGGGCGAATACCTACGCAAAGGCTCTAAAGTTTATGTCGAAGGGCGTTTAAAAACCCGCAAATGGCAAGATCAAAACGGCCAAGATCGCTACACCACAGAAATTCAAGGCGACGTTTTACAAATGCTAGACAGCCGCTCTGATCGTCAATCCGGTGGCTACGCACCAGCCGCTCAACCAACTTATCCAAGCCAAGCACAAAGCGCGCCACGTGCAACCCCGGCAAGCAAACCGGCAGCCGAAGCACCGATGGATAACTTTGATGATGATATTCCTTTTTAACGAATAAAGCACAAAAATGATAAAGGGTCTGATGTGATGTCAGACCCTTTATTTTTTGTGGCATAAAGCCAGTGTATTTTTAGCGTAAAAGTGCGGTCATTTCTCAGCGTGTTTTTCTGATTTAAATATTGCGATCAGCTCCCGTACTTTAACTCGCTTATGTGATGCTTGGCTGATGGAGCGTTGTACTTTTAAACGGCGGATTTTTGCGCCTTGGTAGATTTCTCGGGTAAATGCCGTGTCGTGGTTGGAAATCACCACTTGGATGTTGCGTTGTTTTATGGTGTCTTTGGCTAGATTGGCAAGATCACGCTGGTGGGCGATGGAAAATTCATTGCCCGAATAATTGGTGAAATTGCTGTTTTGTGAAATGGGAGCATAGGGTGGGTCGCAGTAAATGACGCAGTCTTCATCCGCCA